CATACTCCTATGGAAGACAACCTTGGAGACATCCAAGCGTTGGTTGATGATTTTTGTACGGTGAAAAAATGAAGTTTGTTATAAGCAATGATCTCCCACCGCTAACGCAAGCGGAAGCCTTAAAGGTTGCAGAAGCAACGGGATTAGCCGGACTGGGAATAGTAACGCTAGTACGCCTGCTAACCTATAGCGAGATCGATCCTAGCACGCTCGGTATATCGGCATCGAAGTTCTCTTCAGCGTTATCTTCTCTGAGTAAAGTCGGTTTCCTTTCAGTGTACACGGACGAGGGTATGGTTAGGGTAGAATCTCGCGATATTAATGTAGATGAACTAACTGTAGCTATCAGGCCTGGGAAGAGACCTACCTCTATTAGTAACGCGGTAGAGTTATGGGATGATTTATATCAAAACAAAATGCGAACGAAGTACACATGGCAAATAGTTGACCATTCGGTTCTGAAACATCTTATCCATACCCGAGACGAAAGAATCGTTATGCGCGGAATGGTCTCTTTCTTCAAATTATCTGAAGATCAGGTTCAGCCTTACGGTTACACGATTCGTAATTTCGCTACTAGAATCGATCAGTTATTGTCAGCAGCAAATCCGGTCCCAGTAGTTGGAATACCCGAAGAGTTAATGTATGGTGAATGACCTCAACGAAATTATATTGATTATATTGATACCCCGGGTAAATTAACGGTATACGAACGGATATATAATGAAGAAAAGAATTGGTGGACCTCGAAAGCCAATTGAAGCCTTAACGTATCAAGGTTTATACGCACGTGTAAGAGAGACACGACGTCGACTTCAATTATGCACCGATCCTGATGAATCGGCGAAACTTCGAGCGGAAATGGAATTACTATCCGTTTACGTTAAAGATAAATCGTTTTTGAAGAATACCCGTAAAGAGAAGGCTGTATGTACTAATAGCGAAACAGTCTGTATCCAGGGTAAAAACGTTTTGAAGAAGAAGGCTCAATATGGGTTTCAATCTGCGAGTGAAGAGATACTTGCGAACCTTTTACCTAAAAGCATTTGGGAGTATTCCGGTTCTGGAACATGGGTCTTAAGGGGTAGGTGTCCAGACTTCGTAAATGTTAATGGACGTAAACAAGTAATCGAGCTCTTTGGAGACTACTTTCATAGTGAAGATGAAGTACAACCGACAATAACCCATTACGAGTCTTGCGGCTTTACGTGTTTGATTGTTTGGGAGAACGAGCTTCGTAATCCCGATTTGACTGCTGTAATAGATAAATTCACTAATTGTAACACTTCCTTCGTCTTCGGAAATAGGCCACTGGGCCTAGGCCGACCTAAACCTAGATTTTTATTCGGTTCTGGAAAAGGACAAAGAAAGGGATTCAAGCATTCCGAGGAAACGAAAGATTTGTTACGAAAATTAGCTTACGAAAGGTATTACGGGGAAGCGTGGTATGGTTACTATTGTTGTAATACTAAATCTTCAGGCTATAAGAAGATACGTGACGGGTTATTACCGGGGCAGACCTTATATATTGAAGAGAGATTCCCGGGCGAGAAAAGCTTGATTCTAACATGGGATAAATAAATTCACAAATGGGAGTGAAAAATGGATTTTAATGAATATCAAACTAGGGCAAGGGGGACAGCGATATATCCTGGGAAGGGGAGTAGCTGTACGTATCCGACGTTAGGATTATGTGGGGAGGCAGGTGAGGTTGCTGAGAAGGTGAAAAAGGTTATCCGAGATTATGGTGGTTTGTTCTCAGTGGAGAAGGTTGAAGAGATATCATTAGAGCTCGGAGACGTGCTTTGGTATATTGCGAATATTTGTTGTGAGCTTGGTTTATCGTTAGAAGAGGTAGCTCAGTTGAATGTCGATAAGTTGGCCGAAAGGCAAAAGAGTAATAAACTACACGGGGAGGGTGATAACCGATGATAAAATTAGCGGGAAGATCAAGGTGGTATCTGAGACATAGGTTACATGCGAATAGGCAGACGGTCGATAAGTACTTTCAATTATCGTTAAAGTACTTCTGTGAGGATTCATTCCAGCAGCCATGTGATCCTGCCAATATCAGGAACTATCCGCATAAGGTAGCAGTTAGGCTCTTCGATCTTGGTTTGATTGATGACATATATACTCACCAAGAGCAAGTGAATGACGCGATAATGGAGTGGTTGGAGACTTCAAAGGAATTCGAAATCAAATCGATAAAGTACTTGGAATACGAGTTCGGTTTGACGATCGTGGATACTGGTGAGTACAAAGCGATGAGCAGTGACGAGCTATATGACGCAATTGAGTTCGCCGAAGACCTTAAGGGAGAGATTAAGGCTATCCAGAGGTCGTCCTGTAAGTCTTGTCATTGTTGTGGTTGTAGCGGAAACTGTAGGTAGGCCATGCATCCATTTTGTCACTGCTGTGGTCTACCGATATTGATCGGTATAATCAGCTGTATACCTTTTATTAAAGCTTGGCTTAAGAGGCGTAAACGTGAGAAGTCTGATTCGAAGAAAATGTGATAAATGCGATCCACTCGATGCTAAGGAAACGCGCGAACGTATTGCTATGCATATTCCAGTCGGAATGTGGATGATGTGGTTACTGATAAATGAATCAACCATCGGTATAATTCTATCGATTGGGTTCTTCTTATACGAAGTGATAGAAGATTGGAGACTCAAGGATTCGGTCAGCCACGTAGATATCATGGGCTGGATAGTCGGCGCGGGAGTAATTGCTTCTTACTTCGTTTTGGATTTGTTAGGGGTTGCGCCTAATATTCCGATTTGGTGAGCGAAATGACAGTAACATTATTTAAGCAGCGTTTTTCTTTCTTCGTCTTAGGAGTGACGATCGGTTGGGCAGTCTTCTCAGTAATCATAACGAAGAATGCACTTGAGCAGCCTACTCCCTCGAGTGTATTAGAAGCGTCTGGAGTGAACGTCCTCCTAGGGGCCATGATTAACTGGTGCGGTAACGTAATCCAGAATTGGTTCCGGAAGAGCAAGCCTTTGGAAGAAGACGAAGAGGAACCTAAGTAAATAGTTTTGGAGGGTCTGGTTTGGAGTTACTACATACAAGGGATATTCTATCTGGTTGTTTAAGGGATTCAGGATTCGCGCGTACTTGCCTGTCTCTCCTAAAACCTGATGATTTCGTAGGCGAGCAAGAAGCTAATACGTTTAGGACGCTTGGTCGGTTTTTCGAAACCTACCATCGGTCGCCGACTATTGATGAGTTCCGGGAAACGTGTTCCGATAAGGACGCGGACCTGCAACTTGAGCTAGTCTCCTCCGATCCGAAGTTAGGCGTTGACCTATTAACTGATAAAGTGACGGAGTTCGCGAGGAGACTAGCTCTCTCTAAGGCGATAGTTGACTCTACAGATTTAATAGAACAGGGTAGATTCGACGCCGTCGAAGAACGAATAAGAGCTGCCTTACTTGTCGGTTCTAAAGCCGACGTAGGTTTGGATTATTTTGCTTCAGTAAGAGAACGATTACTATTCGGTGAAAGACAATGTATACCAACCGGGATAAGAAACCTCGATATGATCCTCCGAGGTGGTTTTGCTCTAGGAGAATTAGCTACTGTGTTAGGTGCCACAGGTGGTGGCAAGAGCATGGCCTTAGTTGGTTTCGGAAGATCAGCGTTAGCTTATGGTAGAGACGTTGTTGAGTACACACTCGAGCTTTCTGAGAACGAAGTTGCTACTAGATACGACTCTTCTATCTCGGGTGCTCCATACGGTAGGACAACTGAGAACTTTGCGCTAGTTACAAATAAGGTGGATAAGTTCCACAAGTTATCTGGTGGAGCTAAATTCTTCATTAAGGAGTATCCGACGAAGACTGCTTCGGTGGCAGATATTAGAGCACATCTCCGTTCGATTCAAGCATTTATGAAACCCCAGTTGATAATAATCGATTACGCAGATGTCTTAAAGGTTGCAGGCGCCCATGATAAGAAGTATGAAGCTCTGCAAGATATCTATGAAGAACTTCGAGGCTTGGCAATGGAATTCGACGTTGCTGTCGTGACTGCTTGCTTGAGCGGAGACACTGAAGTGTGTACGTTAGAAGGAGATATTCCGATCAAAGCGTTAGTTGGCAAGAATCCTTGGGTATTCGCTTCGGATGAATCTGGTCGTAAAAACTTAGTTAAAGCTAAAAACGTACGTTCGACTGGATTCGCACCAGTATATCGTATTGAGCTGGACAATGGCTCTTCGTTGAAAGCTACTGGTTGGCACCCATTTATGATGCGCGACGGTAGTTATAAAAAGGTTGAAGAACTACAAGTCGGAGACAGTTTGATGCCTTTTAGGAGGTACACAGATCCTTTCGGATATCGCTTCGTTGAGACTACTTTGGATAATTCTGATCCTTCTAGATTGAAATACGAACACTCGTTAGCTTTCAAGACTAAGGGGGAAAACATTGATCCAGATTCTGAAGTCGTCCATCACGTTAATTTTGTGAAAGGGGACAACCGACCAGAGAATCTTGTTAAGATGACCCGAATAGAACATACTGCTTACCACCGAAAACTCGGAAAACGCAAACCCACATTCGCGGAACGTCGACGTCTTTCGATTTTCCAGAAAGAACATAATAGTATGTACGTCCCAGGCGCGAGAGAGAAGATGAGGCGAACTTTGAAAGCAAATCCACCGATTCAATTCGTGTCTGAAGACGGGCGTGAGAGGATGCGGTTAGCAGTTTGCGGACCTAAAAATTGGCGATTTCAAAATCGGGGTAGATCATATATTGAGGTTTTTGGAGAAGAAAAAGCTCGGTCCACGAAAGAGAAAATAGGTTCTCATTCTAGAAAGGTATGGGAAGGCTCAAGCGAGAGCGAACGTTATTCTCGGTTACGCGGCCTTAGAGAGTATAACGAACGGCGGCAGGTTAACAATCATAAAGTTGTGAAGATTGAGTTGCTGGGTGTTGAAGAGGTTTTCGACATGGAAGTTCCAGGCTTTCATAACTTTAGTTTGGCTGCAGGAGTGGTCGTACACAATAGCCAGGTCAATCGAGAATCCCTCACGCGTGTCTGGATCGATATCGATAACGTATCAGAATCTTTCGGAAAGATTATGGTGTCAGATGTTGTGATAGCGATTAACCAGACTCACGAGGAAAGAGATGCTAATCGAGCTCGATTAGCTGTCGTAAAGAATAGGACGGGTCCGTTAGGGTCGTTCAATATTAGAACTAATTTCGCTAAAGCTGTGTTTGCGTCAGCAGAGGAGGTAACAGATGAGTTCGAACTCCCTACCAGAAGATAAGGATGTTCTTAACCCTCAAAGATACGGCGAAAGATTTAAGTTCGCCCGGATGCTGAGAATATACGATGTCCCGGCATCTATTATCAAACGGGTACTAAACTTGCCTTATCCAGAGATGATTATGACTTGGGAGAATAAGTTCGGTTGGGACAAGGAGAGATACGAATTTCAGCAAAAGTATAGTAAACAGATAATCGCAGCAGAAAATCGGACTCTCGCAGAAATTCGTGAAGACCAAAGGAACATCTACCAGTTAATGCAGAGACGCGCTTTGGATGCTCTAAACGATGATGATGTGAAGGCTCAAAGTTTAGCAGAGGCTGCAAGAGTAGCCGATATGGGTATCCGGGGTGAAAGAGAACTGATGTCTTTCAAGATTGCAGAAGAATTGGTTAGTAACCTATTGACCGCATTGAGAGACGAAATTAAAGACCCAGAAGTATTAAAGCGTATCGGGAATAGGTTGAAGTCTGTCGCCATGGGTGGTGTTGGTTTGAAGAGTGGTGATCAAAAGATAATTGCTGAGGCAAGCCATGGTCCAACTGATAGTAACGAATAAGTATACACAGGTCGATGGGAAAGAAGGCCGCGACGTAATTACCGAAGCGTGTAGCTTCTTGACTCCTGGGTATTGGTACGCACCATCTTATAAGATGGGCTTTTGGGACGGTAGAACGAAATTATTCTCTCGTGGCAAGTTCCCAACAGGGTTGCTCCTAAGAGTATGTCGCGCTCTTCACGTTGAAGAGATAGAGGCCGAGATAATAGATACTCGGGTTAAGCCTGAAATTAATTACACTGAACCGCTATTGGGTAGTACCGAATTACGTGACTACCAAGCAGAAGCAGTTGCAGCCGTTTTAGATAATGAAAGGGGTGTGATTAGTTTGCCTTCTGCTGCAGGAAAGACGAATATAGCTGCAGCGATTATAAGCACTCTCGGTCAACCTCGTACTTTAGTTCTAGTTCATCGAAAGGACTTGATGTATCAATTGTATGAAAGCTTCTCTAAATATTTCTCAGACGTAGGTATGGTGGGAGACGGAAAACGAAAAGAAGGCCGAATTACTATCGCTACATGGCAGAGTGTACCAGCCGGTTCAGATGTCTTGGACGTTGACTTACTTATCCTCGACGAGGCTCACAATGCAGCTAGCGAAAAATACTACGAGGTAGCATTGTCGTCTAACGCTTATTTCAGATATGGCTTATCCGCTAGCGCTGATTTAAGAGAGGATAAACGAGACATGTTCCTCACAGGCTTAACGGGTGAAATTATCTATAAACGAAAGCCATCGGAGTTATCTGAGTGGTTATCTATTCCAGTCGTGCATGTTTATTCAGTCGACCAACCCGAGATACCTCATGACGCAACTTATCCTGAAGCCTATAAGTTGGGTGTGACTCGGAATGAGTATCGTAACTTGCTCGTTTGCGAACTCGGTCGGAAATACTCGTCCGAAGGAGAAAGCACTTTGATTCTTGTTCGAGAAGTCGAACACGGGCGAACTTTATCGAAAATGATGAACTGCCCTTTTGTGTATGGTGAGAGTTCTACTGACGATCGTTTATCAGAGACGCGCGCTTTAAGGTCGGGTTCTAGGCAATTATTGATAGCGAGCGTTGTTTTTAATGAAGGTATTGATTGGCCAGACTTGAAAGTTCTTATAGTAGCCGGTGGAGGTCAATCGACTATCCAGACTCTCCAACGCGTCGGAAGGGTAATGAGAAAGAAACAGTTTGCAGGTTTGGTCATAGATTTCGATGATAAGACTCATAAGTATTTACAAAAGCACACCCGTATCCGAGAAAAAGATTACGAACACCGTCTAGGAGCGAAAGTTGTACGAAAGGGATCGAACTAGAACGATGAATCAATATCAAGAGATTTCTTCTCGATTCCCCAATGCGGAGATACACGGGGATGAGATCTGGGCGGATTGTCCCTTTTGCGGAGACGTGAATAGGAATCTCTGGATAAATCCTAAGCGTGGTGTTTATCATTGTTGGAGGTGCAGCAGTAAGGGTAGGGTGGAGGATTTAGGTTCCAGTAAGGTAAGGTTACCCGTCTCTCCCGTTCGCTCTAAAGTAGGTGTGGAAATAGACTTGCCTGAGGGTTGCCGGCAACTCGATCAGTACTCTGGCTCGGCGTGGTCCTACTTCGTTTCTAGAGGATTCACGACCTTCGAGATTTCGAAATACTTCGTAGGGTATTGCTCTAAAGGTAAATATTGGGGGCGGATTATCTTACCCGTAATAAACGATAATAAACTAGTTTCTTTCGTAGCTCGAGATTATACAGGCGAACAATCTGTTAAGGTTAGAAACCCTGAATCGGTACCACATAAGTCGTATTTATACAATTATGATAATCTCGAGAATCATACAGCTATTCTTACTGAAGGTGTATTTGATTGTTGGCGCGTCGGAGCTAGTGGTTTAGCTACTTTCGGTACGAGCATTACAATCGATCAAATGCTTCGCTTGTGTAAACTTCCATTAGAGACTCTATACTTCTGTTGGGATGCGGATGCGATCGACAAAGCGTACGAGGCTGCTTTTGGGTTGACTCAGTTCTTTCCTGATATCCGCGTAGTTGAACTTCCTGGCGATCACGACCCTGCGGATTTGACGAGAGAAGAAGTATTTGAGTATATCGGTCAAGCGAAGCCAGTTGGGCTAAAGGCGTACGTTACCGCGAGACTGATGAGGTGAACTAATTGATTTTTTAGGCAGATTATTATATAATAAAAGTAAAACAATTTTTATTAACAATCTGCTCTCTCACTCACTCTTGTGGAATTGTTGATAGGAGGTCTAATGATCAGTCAACTCGGCACAGTCGAAGAAGAGTACGAGAAACATCAAGGGATTCTCCACTGGCAAGTCCAAAAGTTAAAACAGCGCTGTCCCAACTTCGATTATTCGGATGCCTTCCAGATCGCGAGCGTCGGTTTCTTGAGAGCATACAGAACGTACGACGAAAATAAGAAGTGCAAGTTCTCTACATATCTCACCCTCGTCGTAATGAATGACATGGCAAGTATTCTAGATAGCGAATCTCGGAAGTGGAAAAAGAAAATTGAACCGCTCGAAGAAGAATTGAATATTGAGTATAAAGAGAATCCTGACGTTGAGGGTTTCTTAGTGGGTTTCTTACCTCAGTTAAGTGCTAAAGCTCAACGGTACGTGAAAGATATTCTAGAGGACGGCAGGAAGTATAAGCCGGGGACAACTATCGCGAAAGAAGTTTTATCCGCCCTCAAGAAACGAACATAAGTTCTCACCCTTTCGTATTATTAATTACAGCTATGAAAAAGTGTATATTCAAGAATGGTATATGTCTCTGTAGCGAAGAGTGTAAACAGCTCTCACCTGAGAGGTGTGTGTTCTTCCTGTCGGAAGAGGTCGTGGCTCGTTTGCTCGCTTTATCTGTAGAGATGTATTCCCACGTAAAGAAAGAAGAGCAGGAGCTAGTGCCACGCGATGCTGTTAGCTGTTGAGGTCCCTAAACCGGAACTCGAATCCTTTTCGAACGAAGTTGATTTCGAATTCTGTTTAGCGCACTTGTGTTCCGACGTAACTTATAAGGAATTCTTTCGTCGGAAGGCTAGTGAAGGACGTATGGTTTTCCTAGATAATGGTGTATGGGAGACAGGCCATCCGTTACCTCAATTCGAATTAGAATCGATCGCTCACTCTATTGGCGCTACTCATGTTGTGTCTCCAGATCTTCTAGACGACTACTCGGGCACGGTGGAACTCGCTGAAGACTTTATGAATGAGTGTTCGGGTAAATATGAACCGGTCGCGGTAGTTCAAGGTATGGATAACGAAGAAAGGATAGAATGTTACGTAGCGTTGGTACTATTGGGATACAGGCATTTGTGCTTTCCCATTACGCCTAATTTACCTCAAGTCCAGAGAGAAGAGGAACGATTAAAATTGCTCCGTACCTTAAAGCAACGTCAGTTAATAATGAAAAATGCGAGACATCATTTAATGACTCTAGATGTTGTTTCTTCCTTATGGCAGTATGCTTCGTATAAAGTTGAATTTGTAGATACGAGATTGCCTTTGCATCTCGCGAACAATGGTGAAGTGTTATCAGAGGCGAGCGTAAGGCCGATTCATCGCGTTGAGATTGACTTGTCAAAACCTCTATTAGAAGATAGACGCGCTCTCGCTTTAGAGAATGTAGCTCGCCTAAGGATTATTTGTGGTGGTCGTTCATGAATATCAGAGAAGACGCTTGCGATATGTGCCCACTTGGGCAGTTTAGTACGCGTGGGAAAGTCGTAAGAGGTTGTGGTCCCGTACCGAGTCAATTGATGCTTATCGGTCAGGCTCCTGGAAGAGAAGAGGCAAAGAGAGGGAGACCTTTCGTTGGACCAGCAGGCGAACGATTGGATTTCGCTCTCGCTGAAGCTGATATCGACCGGGACAGAGCTTTCGTTTCGAATGTGTGTAGTTGTTATCCTCCCGGAGATCGTGAACCTCGCGTAGATGAAGTAGAAGTCTGTATCCAGGGTCTTTATTCAGAAATCAAGAAGGTGAAACCTTCAATTATTGTTTTATTAGGTAGTACTGCTACCCACGCTTTTTTCAAAACTAACGTTACCCGCATTCGAGGTAGTGTAATGTTGTGGGAGCACGACGGATCTGATTACGTAATCGTACCTACGATCCATCCAGCGGCGACATTGCGACGTTGGGAAGACTATCCGATGATGGTAAGGGATTTCAAACTGGTAAGGAGGTTGCTGGAAGGTGACCTCCCTACCCCGCCCAAGTTGGATTGGGTTGTGGTGTCGGATATTCAAGAGTTAGAACGTGTAGTCTCAGAAGCTCTTAGGGCTGCTTATATCTTTGTAGATATTGAGTGCGAAGGTTTCGATCCGAAGGTCGACAGACTATTGTGTATCGGTATTCGTTTCGGAGGAAGGTCGTATGTTATTCCGTGGACTGTAAGTGAGACTCTCGAACCCTATTGGGGTCGACATCAGAATCAAGCCTTCAAATTGATGAAGGAATTAATGGCTAGCGGGGTAGCTAAAGTAGGACACAATATCGCGAGTTTCGATCAGTTCTTCCTCGAACACAAGGGAATGCCTATGTCGAACATAACGTTCGATACTATGATTGCTCATCACCTCTTGAACGAGAATGAAGGCCATAGCTTAGAGCATTTAAGGACGATGTATACGGATATCCCTTACTATGAAGGACAAGCAAAGAGCCACTTATCGAGTTCGAAGGATCCATTTAGTAAGATACCATCATTAGAATTGTATGAGTATAATGCGAACGATCTTTTGACGAACGAAGCAATTTACGATTGGGAGCAAAAAGGGTTCGCTTCTTATCCCAGACTTCAGAAACTGTTTTATGATTTATCGATGCCTCTGACTTCAGTGCTTTACGACATAGAGAGACGGGGTATGATGGTCGATCTTTCTAAGGGTGAAAGGCTTAGAGCCGAGTACGAAGAAAGTGCTGCAAAACTAGAGCAAGAACTTTTCGCGCTAGTAGGTCACGAATTTAATCCTAAGGCAGCAATGCAAGTTGAGAAAGTATTGTTCGAAGAACTAAGATTGCCTCCAGTTTCTAAGACACCCGGTGGTAGATATAGTACTGACGAAGAGACTCTGTCTCAATTAGCTAAGCAACATCCCGTACCGGGTAAGATATCCGAATTGCGTAAACACTATAAGCTCATTTCGACGTACTTTAGTACTAGTGATGCTAGTCCATTACACGTCGATGAGAATAGTAGAGTCCATCCGCAGTACTTGATAATCGGACCTAAGCATGGAAGAGTCTCTACTATCAATCCAAACTTTCAAGGTATTCCACGCGATGGGCCAGTTCGAGAATTATTTGTTGCACCACCCGGATTCTTTTTTCTTGAGGCAGATGAGAGCATCACAGAAATGAGGATGATGGCTCATGTTTCGCGAGATGAAGCGATGTTGAAGGCTTTCAAGGATAGGGTAGATATCCACGTTCAGACTGCTTCTATTATATTCGATATCTCGTCTGAAGAGCTCTTGCGGATGCTACATTCTGACGATCCCGAAGAACGAAAGAAAGCTGACGATATGAGATACTTGGCAAAGTTCTTCGACTTCGGTGTTAACTATGGCCGAGGACCGTTGAGTATCGCGCAGCAGTATAAAATGTCAGAACGAGAAGCTGTCGCCAAGTTCAACAAGTTCATGGATACCTATAGGGGTGTGGCTAAGTATCAAGAAGATATCAAGAGATTAGCTCACAAACAAGGGTGGGTAGAATATCCGACGGGTAGGCGAAGGCGTGTGCCTGCATTACTCGATCCGATCATTCGCCGCGATACAAAATTAACTTCGGACATGGAAAGGTCTTGCATAGCTTCAGTTATTCAAGGAGCGAGTGCTGATATTCATCATTATGGTACTATCGCTGTGCATAAAGCTTTGAAAGCGTATAATTATAAGTCAGGCTTAATAGGAACGTTACATGACGCGTGGTTCTTCGAAATCGCGGAAGATGAAGCAGAAAAAGTTATACCTTTCGCGATGGAAATCCTTCTCCGCGTACCTCTAGAGCTTATGGGGCTAGAGATCCCAATTAAAGCTGAATTGGGTAGATACTGGGGTGACCAGATAGTATAAAACACTATTTCGATTACGTGTAAAGAGAGAAAAATGAACAAGCGGCCTGAACTCAAGTTTTCGATAGAACTCGAAAGTAGATCGATCGATGTCGACCTCGAGACCGAGTTAAGAATCGACGTAAATAATATTGATGAAGAACTTAAAGACCAACCGACTTTATTCGCTTGGTATTGTGCTGTTTACGAGCACACGTCTTACATTCTCAGCCGGTTGAAGGTTCAATTGCAAGAGCTAGAAGCCGAGATTATCGAAGAGTTGCGAAATCGAGCTCAAGTATCGGGCCAGGTTCGTTTAACCGAAAAGATGATTGATGCTCAAATGAAGCTTGATAAGAGATGGCAGGATCTGCAAGATTTAATCGCCGAAGTGCAAAGGAACGTGAACTTATCTCGGGTTGCGAAAGATGCATTCCAGCAACGACGGGACATGTTAATTAGCCTCGTTTCTCTCGTGAGAGAGGAAAGGCAACTTAATGCAAGTTCCAAACTTTTGAAAGTGAAAGAAGCAGTTGGTTTCCAAGAGTAAACGTATAATAAATCGTTGTGAAAAGGAGGTGTAGTGTTGATGTCAAAACCGCCAGATGACGGTTCAGTATCTTTCCCCGAAACTACTAACACCTTATTGTTTGATTTGCACGAACGCATAAATGGATTGTTTAATCAGGTCGAGTTAGTTGTCGGGAAAAATTGCGACGTTGTAGAGATTAACCCTCTTAAGGATGCTTCGAATATAGACGAAATCAATCAATCGATCTCGAACGCTTGCTCCCACATTTACGCGATTACTGACTTCATTAAAGTGAACATTTACGAGAAACTAGGTATCTCGAAGAAGGAATCTTAAAGAAAAACTAATTGGAGGTATAAAAAATGTCAGTCGATCTAGAAAAAATCAAGTCCAAGTACGCCCAGTTAAGCTCTGGGCAGTTCTGGACGCCCAAGGAAGGTATGAATAATATTCGAATTCTGCCACCTTGGAATGATGAAGGCTTATTCTATAAAGAAGTGCCTTCCCATTTCTCAGTCGGGCCGGATAAGAGAATGTTTGTGTGTTCTCAGAAACTCGGTCTTGGGCCTTGTGCTATTTGTGAAGAGGTGGCCCGATTACTGAAGTCGCCGAATCCTGATGATGTGAAAGCCGGAGAAGAGATGAGAGTGCAGCTTCGCATTCTCTACAACATTATCGACCTCGATGATCAAGCTATCGGAGTGCAAATCTTCTCATCCGGACCTAAAATCTTTAGGGATATCTTAGCCTACTTCGCTGATCCTGATTGGGGTGACCTTAGCGATCCCGTAGAGGGGTACGATATTACGATTGAGCGTCAAGGGTCAGGGTTCAACACCAAGTATAGCGTTCGCCCTCGGAAGAAGTCGTCTCCTATTCCTAATGCGGAACTGCTCGACTCATTAAACGATCTTGATCAGTACGCGATCGCTCCTGATGCAGATGCGATTAAAGACGCATTGGGATACGTAGCTGTTTCAAGCACGCCTCGACCTGCTACTAAACCTACTCCGGCTCCTGCTCCGAAAGCTAAAGCACCTACGAAGACTGCCGAAGTTGAACCGACTAACGTTGAGGTTTCTGATGACGGCAATCAGGCAGATCGACCGAAATGCTTCGGAAAACTCTACGACGAAAAGAGTTGCGGGGCTTGTCAGTGGAAAGAAGAGTGTGCTACAACTGGTGTCGGACCATCCACCACTCCCCCAGCAAAGAGTTCTGGTACCCAAGACTTACAAGCTCGTATTCGAGCCAAGCTAGCTGAAGGAAAGTAGCAATGAGTAGAGAAGACCTAATTAAGAGGTTGACCAAAGATATCGAGCATTCTGCTCTACTTGAGGACCCTACGTTAGGCCTCTACGTGAAGCAATATATACCAACTGGGGCTCCGTCGCTCGATTTAGCTCTCGGAGTCCCAGGAATTCCTTGCGGTAAGATCACAACAGTTAGAGGCCGACCTGCATCAGGGAAGTCGAGTCTTGTCACTTTGATGCTGGCATCCTGTCAACGAATTGGTGGATTGGCTATCTTAATCGATTCTGAGTATGCGTATGATCCGTATAGAGCTTCAACGATAGGCCTCGACATCGAAACTACTATTGTGTTACAACCCGTAAGTCTAGAGGATGCGTTCAACCAGATAGAGAAAGCTATCGAAACAATCCGCGAAGAGGATCCTGATATACCCGTTATGATTGCGATCGATAGCGTGGCTGGCTTACCGACTGAAGCTGAATCCAAGGCTGCCTTCGGCGATTCGATGTCATGGGGGTCACACGCGCGAATCGTAAGTCTCGCACTCAGGAGGATAACTCGTAAGATAGCTGATCAGAAAATTGCTTTCGTGTTCGTAAATCAGACGAAGGAAAGGACGGATGTTCAGTTCGGAGATGCTACTACGATGATCGCTGATAATCCTATTTCGTTTCATAGTTGTATTATTCTTGAAGCTACCCGTATGGGCGTGGTTGGTGATACAGCTGATCCGAAAGGTATCCTCACTCGTATTAAAGTTACCAAGAACAAAATGGCCCCTCCGTTGAAGCAAATATCTTTCGATTGTCTTTTTTCTTCAGGAATGGATGTAGGTAAGTCCTATGGTCAGGCTGCCCTAATGATGGGTCTCGCGAAGAAGAAGGGGGGAGGTTGGTTAGATATAAATGGCCAAAGTATCAGGGAGTCAGAATTTCTCGGCCAGTATCTGGCTGATGAGGAACTGGCTCGAACCTTCGATGAAGCGTTAGCCGAACGTTTTAAGAAAAATCCTTTGAAGGTGGGTGATAGAGTTGAAGAAACGAATGTTGGATAAGGAGAGCACGGCTTTGATGAGAAATGTCGCTTCGCTATTGAGAGATCCGGAGTGGCAAATTGCTGAACTCGGCCAGGATAAGGAGAAGTCTGGTCGGGTAAAGATTTTCTTTATTTTCAAACCGGTGCCGAAAGACGATGAGTGATATACTGTCTACGAGCGATGTTGCTAAGGTTGAGAATCTTCTACGTGATCTGGGTTATACAGTTCAGTATTTACATAATCCCGATTGTGACTACGGTATCTTAATCGGGATGCAACCCGGATCTAAGTCGTACCATGAACTTCCATCGAAGGGAGATCACCGCGTAGCAGAGTTGATGGATTGCTTGCGGGGATATGAATTCTCTCCGGAAGTATTTTGGTTCGAAGATCACTTAGTAGTTCCGAATGCCAAAGTGCCGAGCGAAGTTGCGATAGAACGTGCGAGTGGTATCAGAAACTCGCATGAGAGGCAGTTTTAATGGCACCTCATCCGTCTGTGGGGAGAGCGATAGTATTGTCGCCTGTGATGAGCGTTAAGTGTGGTTCCCACAAGCTGTTCTTATTTACGTACGAAGCTACTAGAGAACAAGTTTGGAAGATAAGGAGGTTCATGGCCTCATGCGACCATCAGGGTGCAAAGAAAAAGGTTCGGCGTTCGAACTCGAAGTCGCGAAGCGTATAGCTACTCTCATGGGCATCGACCAAAAGAAATGGCTCCAGCGGTCACCTGAGAGTGGTGCTAGGCCGGTATGGAAAGGAGACATTGTCCCAGTGGCAAAGTTAGCGGAATACTGGCCTTTTCATATCGAGTGCAAGAAACAACAGGGATGGGACTTGCAACAAATTCTCGAATCGGACAAATGCCTTCCGATCACTTGGTTCAAAGAAGCTATCGACCAAGCTTTCGAAACTGATAAGTCGCCTTTGATAATCTTCGCTCTTAATTACAGGAAGTGGTTGATCGCTTACGAACCTACTTTGTTTCCGGCGAAGAAGCGTTTACATATTACTGTGGAAACTGATAACGGAATAGAAATGCGATTGGATATTTGCCCATTCGAAGAATTCGCAGAGTATATTTTTCACGACGTGTGGAAGAAAAAAGTGAAGGAGTGTGGTATTGCGTAATATAGTTTTACCCGATTGTTTCGGACGAGAGTATAAAGATACCGGGAAGTGTTTCGTCTGTCCGCTTGAAGATCCTTGTAGTAGAATCAGACAGGGGATGCCTTACGATTCTACGAAGGAAGTTGCAATCGAGATTCTTCTGGAAGAACCTGAACTCGCGGAAGTTCTCGATTCAGTAATGAAGATGCAGTGCCCGGTTTGCAATGCGTCTTTCCGTAAGTGGGGAGATTTCGCACTGCACAAGATGAATGATCATGATCCAGGTCCGGTTGGTGTTCTATTTCAGAATTCGTATGGAGGAAAAGAATGAAAGTTATTTCAGTGGTTTCAGGTGGGTTGGATAGCGTTGCGTATGTGTCTCAATTCGATCATTATGACGTTTACGCTCTTGCTTTCGATTATGGTCAGAAAGGGCGCAGAGAGTTAGAAGCCCTAGAACTCATTTGTAAGGAGTTACCCTTCGTTGAGGAATTGCGCGTTGTCGACGTAAAGAGTTTAGCTGATTTGTGGACTGGCACGCAGTTGACTTCTGAGGAGGTTGCTATTGAGGAATCGTATACCCGTTCGGTAGTAGTGCCGTTAAGAAATTGTGTGATGCTTAGTATCGCGTGCGCTTACGCATACTCTATCGGAGCTTATGAGGTAATCTTTGGTAGTCACTTGAGCGATACTCAACTCGATCCCGTAACTGGCGAAATGATGTACCCCGATTGTTCTCCAGCGTTTACTAAGGCTTTGGAACTCGCTGTACGATTAGGTCACTTCTTCGAGCCCCTGACTATTTCTTCCCCGGCTATAGAAGGTTTGACTAAAGTGCAACTTTTGAAATCGGTTCCGGACGATAGGAAGTACTTGTTATCGAAGACATGGTCGTGTTATCATAGCGGCGAAAAGCAGTGCGGTGTGTGTGAGTCGTGTATTAACCGAAAGTTAGCTTTTAAGGCGGCAGGTATACCCGACGAAACTGAATACGAGGAGTAGATATGAAAGCCGAACCACAACTACAACAAAATGGTAACTATCAAGAATTGATGGAGTTAGGTGGTTTGTTAAGTTCGGAGATATGTTGTGCTGTTCATTATCCCGCGCATGAAAAACATATGTTTGAATGCGAATGCGGGATTACGTTTCCAGTCTTTCTTGTCAAAAGTAAGAATTGGAAGGAAGTAAGAAAAATACACGCACGAGGGTATAGAGAGTAGTGTTAACGTGGTTGCCGATCTCAGATTTACATCTTAAGAAGTTTGCTGATCCTCGAAAAGGTGCCGACTTAGATGAGTTCTTCGTTAAGCTTCTGAATACTGTAGTTGAACGAAATGTTGAATTCGTTCCCTTCCTTGGGGACTGGTTTAACAGTAAGTCGTACTTACATTCATCGTTATGCAACCTTTCTCATCAGTATTTAGCGCATCTTAGCGAACTTGCGTTTGTGATATTCATCGCTGGCAACCACGATCAAATCCGGCCTGATGATCCCGAATCTACTTTGAGGGCTTTCTTACCTTACGGACAAGTAATAGAGACTCCACGGGTATGGGTCGAGAAAGAATTGCGTTTCGCTTGCCTTCCTTTTACGAGAGACGTAGAAGTTATTAGGAAGTTCTGTTCGGAGACTGAGGCTGACGTACTATTAGCTCATATCGAGTTGAACGGAATGAGAGCTTCAGGAACGTGGTTCCTCGAAAGTCCGTTAGAAGAAAAGGACTTATCACCTAACAGATTCAAACAAATACTAACGGGGCACGCTCACTGGCGTCAAAAGATTGGGAATGTTCTTTGTATCGGTAGTCCATACGAAATGGATTTCTCGGATGCGGACAGTGATGAAAGAGGACTATACGTGTTTCACGATACTGATATATCTGACTTCATCCCGATTAAAGCACCTCGTTATTTTATTGTTGAATATCCAAACGAGCTTCCCCAAGGAGGGCACTACGTACGATACGTTAATGTCCCGAAGGATAAGATAGAGGAAGTGTTGCGCAAAACAGAAAAGAAAGGCCTTAGGGAATGTGCTATTGTTCCTAAAGTGGAAGAGACTTTCAAACCTGATGATAAAGTATATACTCTTCGAGCAGCCGTTAGCGAGTACGTAGATAAGGCGTGCCCAGAAAGTCTTGATAGAGCAGAATTGGTTGATCTCGGAGAGCACTACTTAGCGGAGGAAAAATGAAACCAGAAGTTCGGCGGGCACAAGTTTGTAGAGTACCAGAGTGTGGTAGGGAACCTGATCCGAAAGACCATCTTGGGTTATGTCGGAAACACCATCAAGAAGCTGTGTTTTTTGTATGGGCTATCCAAGCGTTCGGTCTCGTAAAGCCTACTCCTCAGCACTCACAGTCTAGATTGTGGAAACCAGGAGAACCAGTTTAGTATGCTTAGAATATTAGATATTTCAGCTGAGAACTTCTTGTCGTATCCTCAGTTCTACTTAGATCTTAGAGCTAGGGGACCTATCCTGATTATTGGGGAGAACTATGATTCGGGTGTAGCTTCTAGCAACGGGTCTGGGAAGTCAGCAATAGCTGAAAGTATCTTGTGGGGATTATTCGGTACGACCGCTCGGAAAGTTTTGGCTGATGATGTAATTAAGTACGATCAGAGCAAGTGTTTAGTTCGAATAAGAGCTACAGTTGACGATCGTGAGGTAGAAGTAGTCCGTTCTCGAACACGGGGCGGGCCTGACACCTTAACCGTAAACGGACAATCTTTCGGGAGTTCAGTTAGGGAAGCACAGAATGCTCTATGTGAATGGATTAAGATTTCGCCAGCGGTAGCAACTAATGCGATTGTCTTCGGCCAAGGATTAACACAGTTCGCAGGTGCGACTGATTCAGAGCGCGGACAACTGTTGAAGCAATTACTTCAGTTAGAAGTAATTACGAAAGCGCGAGAGGCTGTAAGGAAAGATTTACGAATCCGGAAAGACGAAAGAACCGGTTTCGGATACGAACTTTCATCTTTAGAAGATGCGCGAGAGCGTACCGAGACGATGTTGAAAGATTGGGAAAGCGTTGTGGCTCAATCGGAAGAGACAATTCGGAAGACCGCGACTGAAATGGTCTCTACCTTAGAACTCTTGGAGACCTATTCTATCGATCGAACAGAAACTCGGGTTGAACTAATCTTTCTGTCGAATGAATTATCGGATCTCGATAAGCAGTATAGGAAAGAGCAGGTAGAAGGATTGTCCCTGGAGAGGACGATCGGTGATTTAAGAAACAAGATTGAATCGATAGAGAGGCTTACTCAGTGCCCGACTTGCCTCCAAGATGTGAGCGACGATCACAAACAGAACGTAGTTCGCGAATGGAATAGCTCTTTAGAGGAAGCGCTTGCGAATAAGAAACTTATAACGGCTCGGCTTGATGAGTTAACGCAGTTGTGTGAAGGTACTTCCGAGCGCGTATCTACGTTAAAGCTTGATCTGGTTCATTCAGACCCATGGATCGACGTAACTTCTGTTCAAAGACGCCTTAAAAGCACTATACGCGACTCTAAAGGATTAATCGCGAAGAAAAGAGAATTAACCGAAGAAATGTCGACGATATCTTCGAAAATTACACGGTTAGAACAAAGTATCAATGATATTGACAAGGCGATAAATCGTTTCGAGTTCTGGGATAAGGGCTTCTCTGATAAAGGAATACCGACTCTGCTACTAGAGAAGTCAGTAGACTCACTGAACTTATTTGTTCGGCGATACAGCGATATCTTACTTGACGGATTCGATCCTCAGTTTTCCTTATCACGTGAAACTGGTTCTGGTGAGAAGTGGGGTATGGCTGTCCAAGTCTTAAAAGATGGCAGAGATGTTTATAAGGGTATGTCAGGTGGCGAGAAGCAAAGGGTTAATTTAGCCGTTTCGTTCGCCCTATTTGATTTGCTCCGTACTCGAGTTACTCCGGTAAGTCCTGTAGTGCTAGACGAGGTTTTCATTAACCTAGACGAAGTTGGTTCTGAAAGAGTATATAGGTTAGTTCAGGGGTTGCCAGTTGAAACGATCTTAGTGATTACTCACGATGCTCGATTGGCTAACCTATTCGAGAACGCGATCGTTATCCAGAAGAAAGATGGTGTAAGTAGAATAGTTTAGTCCGTTTTGAATTCCAAAACGGCGTAATATATATCAAATAATAAATGGAGGGTTAAAGTGATAAGATTCGATCGAGATAAGGTGGAGGCTGGCGCGACTAAGCTTCTTGAAGGTTTGGGTGTAGACCTTCAGGACGAGAACTTCATAGGAACACCTGAAAGGTTGGTAAGGATGTACGCTGATCTTTTTGAAGGTCTTTACCGCGAAGAAGAACTTAGGGGCCAGATTGAACATGCAATTTACAATGAAAGTTACGACCAGATTATTGCCGTAACGAACATTCGGACTACCTCTGCTTGTCCGCATCATTTGAGCTTCGTCAGGTATACAAGTTCAGTCGGATACATCCCGAAGGGGAAAGTGATAGGTGCTTCGAAGCTCGTCGGGTAGTGACTCTGTTCTCGAAGAGGCCTGACTTGCAAGAAAGGATGTGCCAAAACGTAGTTAACTACCTCGAGGAACTCTTGAAACCTCGAGGAGTGATAGCTGTAATTAAAGGAGCTCATGGTTGCATGCGAGACCGAGGTACCCAGCAAAGAGACGCTGTAATGATCACTTCAGCGGTTACGGGACTCTTCCTTACGGATGCGAAAGCCAAAGAAGAGTTCTTCTCATTAATCGAACGAGGTGAACTAAATGTATAGATTGCAAGTGAAGCGCCATTTCGATGCGGCTCATCAGTTAACATCTTACCCGGGAAAGTGTAATGGTGTACATGGCCACCGTTGGGATGTAGAAGTTTGCGTTCAGGGTGAGCTCGATCCTTGGAGGCCAAATCTCCCGCCGGGGTTAGGCGATCGGATGCTGATCGACTTCGGCGATGTAAAAAAGGAACTAGATTCGTTACTCGATTGGCCGAATGGCCTTGATCATAGTTTTATTAACGAGAAGTTGGGCGAACCCAATCCTACTGCAGAGTTCTTAGCGAAGTGGTTTTTCGATCGTCTTTCAGAGAAGCTACCAGGAGTGGTACGAGTATGTGTTTGGGAATCGCCTGATTCATGTGTGAAGTATAGCCCGGGGCAGATGAATCCTACGAATGAGTTCCAATCTAGTTGGCCCGGTAAGGTAATACTAGAATAGGTTGTGATGAAATGAAGAAAGAATCTTATTCGATTAGTGGTGTTGATACCCTTTCGCGATCATCAGGGAAACTTGCCCCTCGCGAAGTTTCGTTAGCGCTCGCTTACGAATGCGAACGAATAAAGCAACTTCTTAACCAACACGGGATCGGTTGGGTACCTTATTGCTTCGATTGCAAGGTTCCTCTAACGTGGCATTACAACGATGGGGTTGTTTTCAGTTGTCCTTCTTGTGGAGCTAAGTGGAAGAAGGATTCGTCTTGGGGGAAGAAAAATGAAAGTAATTGAACAGTTCACATCCATTTCTGGAGAAGGGTCAACTCGAGGTCGGCCTGCTACTTTTATTAGGTTAGCTGGTTGCAATCTCTTTTGTGCGTATTGCGATACTCGCTATGCTTGTTTAGACCTTTACGAAACGGTCGAGATCGATCAGATTATTAGAAATACACCTAGATGGCCGAGTCTTGTTCTCGTTACCGGAGGTGAACCTTTACTTCAAGGGAAAGACACTATCGACTTAGTTCGGAGACTAAGTGCGAGTCATGAGGTCTTAGTTGAGACAAATGGGAGTATCGATATCGGGTCGATCTTACCTTGGTGTGCTGTAGATATGGACTATAAGTTACCCTCGTCAGGTCAAACGTCTTATATGCTGAAGGGCAATCTAACGTTATTGCGCGTTTGCGATGAATTAAAGTTCGTAGTGAGTGACAGGATTGATTTCGAAACAGCCCTTGAGGTTTTAAGGAATTATCGGTTACGCTGTTCAGTTTATTTTTCACCAGTATGGAGAGAGGATGGTAGAGATGGTTTTTACACCGAACTCGCACAGTGGATTCTCGAGGAGGAGCTCGATGTCGGATACTCGTTACAACTCCACAAACAGATTTGGTCACCAACCCGAAGGGGGGTATAAAATGGATGGATTGGTATTAGTACCTAGTTGTCACGCTTGCCATGATTATATTTCTGAACCTGGTGGCAGCCCACAAATAAAGTCGGCCTGGATTTGCCCGACGACTGTGAAGAAGACCGGGATGCGTACGCGAATAGTTTGGAGGTGTAATTACGGGAAGACTTGCCAAGCAGGCTGCGTTTACGCTCAACCGGAAAGGGAGTTTGGGGATGAATCAGAATGATTTCGAACACCTTGTCGAAGACAATCACCTCCGGCGGAAAGCTCTTTTATGCGTAAAGGGTCAAGACTACGCGGATGTAGATCCCTTATCGAATTTCAAACGCTTACATTCAATTTGTAAGTTACTCGATGTAGATGTAAGGAGAAGTCCCGCAGACGTAGCTGTGTTCTTTCAGATACATAAGTTGTGTCGAAAGTGTAATCTTCGGAGTAAAGGGAAGGATCCTCTTAATGAATCTTTGGTAGATACTCACGATGATACGGTCAACTACGTCGATTTAGAGCACGCTCTAGAACTAGATGGGTGTGAAAATAGTGGATCACATTGATAGTTTAATAAGATTTCATCAGGCTTCTTTACGAAATACGGGGCATTTGCTGGAACCTTCCGTAAAATATCTTATACAAGCAACTATTCACGTTTTGGAGAAGGCGAAGAAGGCAGGAATAACTGTGGAAGGTCGAGATGTCCCTAGCTCTAATAGTTGATGGGTCCTCACTTTTGTATAGGTGCCTATACGCTCTACCTCGGCTAACTACTTCTGATGGTCGACCAACTGGAGCAGTCTTCGGAGCGACTCGCGCACTTACTAAGCTCGTTAGAGATCTCAGACCAAGTTATTGGGCTTTAGCTCTTGATTCGTTCCCAACTTTTAGGCATCAGCTATATGAAGGATACAAAGCTGGTCATGATCGTCCTCAAGAAATTACGCCTCAGTTCGGTTATCTTCACGAGGTAGCTGACATACTTGGACTGCCTTCGTTTAGAGTCGGTGGTTTCGAAGCGGATGATGTAGTAGCTTCTCTCACGTCGTTCTTCTTGGACTCAAATTGCGAAGTCGTGATCGAGAGTACTGATTCGGATTTGTTCGTACTTGTTCAAGGCGACGTAGTTCTCCATACCGTTAACGGCGTGATAGGTATAGAAGAAGTAAGGAAACGATTCGGAGTTGAACCTTCCCAGATATCTGACTATAAAGCTCTCGTAGGCGATACTTCAGATGAAGTACCGGGTATAAAAGGTCTGGGAGAATCTAGGGTTCGTAAGATACTGAGCGTTTTTAAGAACGTTGAAGAGATTCGTGATAATCCTGAAAAACTTGGACAAATCGAGCCTTCTGTAAGAGCTATTATTGAAGCCAACGTTTCGGATATATTCAAATGGAAGAGTCTTACTCAACTCAGACGTCCTGAATTAGATATTGACTTGGAAAGATGTCGTGTAGGGAGATGGGATGGCGACCTTTTTATCAAAAAATTAAAATCGTTCGAATTCGCCGCCCCCGTTGAGTTCTTGATTAATCTAGAAAAAGGGGTAATGAATTATGCGGAGGAAACGACCTTACGGGAATGAACTAACTAGTTTTTTAGAGCGTTGGAATAAAGCAGACCACAAGGACAAGATTAAGTTATGTAATGAATGTGATATCGCGTACTCGACGGGTAAGGATTGGGTCCTGAGAGGATCAGAAGAAGCTAAGTCGAAGGATTTGAATCCGCTGGAGAATCTTGTTCTCGAGTTGACTTCGAAGGGCGCAACTACTGTCGGAGAGATCAGTCGGAAAGCTGATCGTTCTAGGGAATCGGTTATCAAAGCTTTAGATAGCTTGCGCGGGAAACACTATGAAGTTGTTCTTGATGAAGTTTCACGTCAAGTAACTCTTCCGGATAGACCTGTGGCTTCTTTTAAGCCGACTGAATATAACTACTTCCGGAAGTTCTACAAAATAGGTTTAATTGCTGATACTCATTTCTGTAGTAAGTATCAGCAGGTGACTTTGCTTTACGATGCGTATAAGGTTTTGGAAGATCGGAAAGTTGACTTTGTATTGCACGCAGGCGACTTGGTGGATGGTGTAGGGATGTATCGCGGTCAAGAGACTGATCTGTTTAAGTATGGAGCTGATGCCCAAAGAGAATATGCGATTGAAAACTATCCAACTACTCGATCGAACTTGAAGACATACATCATCGGAGGCAATCACGACAGAAGTTTCTTTAGAGATCGAGGATACAACATCGTTGAACACGTATGCGAAAAAAGGAAAGACATCGTATATCGAGGTTTCTTTAAGGCGGAGTTTAGAGTTAAAGATGTTCCTATCTTATCGTACCATCCAGGCGGAGGAGTGAGCTACGCACGCTGCCTCGATTCTGAAACGGAGATTCTAACTCGTCGAGGTTTTTTACATTTTACGGATCTTAGTAAAGAGGATGAGATAGCCACGTTAGATTTGGCCACGAATACTCTTCAGTATCAGAAGCCGATTCAGATTTTCGTTTATGATTACGAAGGTGAGATGCTCCATTTCAAACAAAGAGGAGTAGATATGGTCGTCACGCCGAATCACGAATTACTTGTTAAGTACTACGATAAAATGAGCCCTCTTCTTCAATGCGCGTGCTTTCCAGAAAAGTCACATAAAAAAGTCAAGCGTGGTTGGATTGATCTCACTGCTGAAGAGATTGAGTATGAGTTCCGACCACAACGTAGACAAATAAAGCGAGGGGGAGTTAATTGGATCGGATCAGAAATTGAAACGTACGAGATACCCTATTCGGAGCCGATGAAGTATTCAAATAGAGCTTTCCGGCATTTAGGTATAGTCCAGATGGATCCCTGGTTGAAGTTTCTAGGATGGTATTTAGCTGAGGGGAGCTGTAACGGAGGAGAAGTTTGCATAAGTCAATCTGTTACTTCGCGCTA